TGGAAATGGATAAATCAGTTCGTCCAATTTAATCATTTCAGATTATCGCCAGTTGCAAACTATAAAGGAGAATTGTATTCGTTACCATTTAATATGTGGACGTTTTCCCAAATGTGGGGGGTTAGTACGCCTGATGAAGCAAAGGTAATGATTCAAAAACAAAGTGATGAAATTGGTGAACCTACTAACTTAGAGGAACAAGCAATTAAGTTTGTAGGTAAAGATGTTTATAACAAATTGATAAAAGGATATACTGAAAAACAATGGAGAAAACCCGCAGTAGACTTACCAAAGGAAATTATTAAAAGATTGCCTGTTAGATTTACATACGATAACAATTATTTTAATGATAAATATCAAGGTATTCCAATTGGTGGATATACTCAAATATTTGAAAAACTATTAGAGGGTATTGATGTTAAATTAAATACGGATTATTTTACCGATGAATTACCCGAACACAATAAAGTAATATACACAGGCCCGATTGATAAGTTTTATAATTATAGATTTGGAGAATTAGAATATAAAACAACTAAATTTGAACATAACCTTTTAGATACTCCAAATTATCAAGGTTGTGCTATAATGAACTATACTGATTCAGAAACTCCTTATACAAGAACAATAGAACATAAACATTTTGAATTTGGGGATAGTGATACCACGTGGGTTACACACGAATACCCAATAGAATATGATGCTAAAACTACCGAACCTTATTACCCAGTAAATGATTCTGAAAATAATGAGAAATATAATTTGTATAAAAGTTTGGTAAATTCGGAAAAAAATGTTATCTTTGGAGGTAGATTGGCAGAATACAAATATTACGATATGCATCAAGTAATTGAATCTGCATTAAAAAAAATTAACGAAATAATATGAAAGATGCAGTAATAGGATGCATAACAAATTATACATTTGATAAGATAAAGAATTTTGTTAATTCAATTGAACAATCATCTTTTGATGGATATAAAGTTATGATTGTTTATAATGTACCAAAAAATACCGTAGATGAATTGATAAGCAAAGGATGGATAATTCTTTCTTTTAATTATGATGAAAAATCAGAATGGTATTTATATAAACAAAATTTCAGAATAATGTGTGACAGACAGTTACATTACTATGAAGCAATAAATCAGTTACAATCCGAATTTGGAGATTTGAGATATGTAATTGCGTTAGACCCAAAAGATGTAATATTTCAATCAAATCCATCCGATTGGTTGGAAAAAAATATTGGAGATAAAAAAATAAATGTTGGATGTGAAAGTGTTAGATATAAAGATGAAACTTGGGGAAGGTCGAATTTAGTGGAAAGCTTTGGTGAATCAATATACGAAAAATGTAAAGATAATCTGATATTTAATTGTGGAACTTTAGCTGGAGAATGGAAAACTATGAGTGAATTGTTTTTAAACATATACACGATGTGTATAGGAAGTCCAAATCAAACTCCTGACCAAGCGGCTCTTAACATATTATTATCAATGGATGTTTATAAAAATATTACCAACTTTGCAATGTCGGAAGATGGTTGGGCATGCCAAGCAGGAACAACCGTAGATGATAGATTGTTACAACATCATAGAGATAAATTAGTTGAACCATGTCCGTATTTAGATGGAGATATTGTAAAAACAAATAAAGGAATTCCATTTGTATTAGTGCATCAATATGATAGAATACCCGAATGGAATAAAATTATAACAAAAAAATACGAATAATGATTATAGGTAGGGGAGATATTGCATCTATATTAAATGATAGAGAAGGAGCTATTTTCTTTGTATCTGGTGTTTCTAATAGCAATGAAACAAGAGAATCTGAATTTATGCGTGAAATGGAATTGTTAGATACGCAAGATAGAACAAAATGTTTATTCTATTTTAGTTCCATTTCAGTTGATGATGTTGAAAAGGTAATTGGTAACAAATACTTACAACATAAAAGAAGAATGGAATTACTTATAAAATCCAATTTTCAAAACTATAACATTATTAGAATTGGTAATATAGCATGGGGTAGTAATCCAAATACATTTATTAATTATATTAAAAACAAAATTAAAAACGGAGAGCCTGTTGAGATACGAGATGAATATAAATATATGATTGATAAAGAGCAATTGGTTTTATTAACGGATAATCTACCATTGACAGGACAAAATCAAATAAGTGTGTTTGGCCGAATGGCTAAAGTAAAAGATTTATTATAATATGAAAAAAATAGTTATTACAACATTTACAATGCCAAATGAAATTGATGATTTGGAAAGACTTTTAATGGATTTAAATAAAGCATCTAAATACGTTAAAGGTGAAAATTATGAATTATACTTAGCACTTACAGTATCAGATTTTTTAGTGGATTGGGATAATTCCAAATTAGATAAGCAATATTTTATTGATAGATTTAATAAATTAAAGCCATTAACTGAATGGGCTGGAAAAACTTCGTTTCATATTAGAGAAGATATTATGGGATGTACTTCATTGAGAAGAATAGCTCATAAAGAATGTACGGATGCGACTCATTTTATTTGGTTGGATACTGATATATGTTTTGATGATAGAGTTTTATATTATATTGAAGCGAGTATTGATAGAATAGCTGAAACCGATAATTTACAAAAATATATTATTAGTCCCGAATGTGTTAAGATATGGGATACAACTTGGGATTGTTTAGTAAATGAAAATTTCTTAAATAAAGAAGTTGGGTATTGTAGAATTAATAATCCATTTATAGATAGTGGTGAAGTTGGGGATGTTGAATTGGAAACAATCTTAAATAATGTATCAGGACAACCTAAAATGAAATTTGGTGGAGGTTGGTTTAATTGTTTTTCAAAATCATTATTGGATAGAGTTCCTTTGCCAGAATCTATGGGACACTATGGGCCGGATGATACATTTATTATGTGGGCTTCTGAAAAGTTAAATCAAAATGGTGAGCAACTATATCAATTTAAATTAAAAAACTATATTGTTTGTGAAAATTATATATATAGAGATAGAAGTCACTATGATAAATTAATAAAAAGAATTGATAGGAAGGAAGAATTCAGAACTCAAGCTAATTTATCATTTTCAACAGAAATAAATAATATAAAATGAATATAGAAGAAGCCAAATCGCAATTAAAATTAAAAGGATACTGTCAATTTAATCTGCAAGATTTAAATAAGAATCTATATGATAAATTAAAGAACTCACACATGTGTAACTCTGAAAAAAACTTTAAGGAAAAATTCAATTCCGCACGAGCAGATTATAGAATGGGTGGTATTATGAAGCAGGTACAGAATGATTACAAATCGTATCAAGATGCAAAAGAAGTGGTAGATGGTTTGTTACAAAAATACAATACCGCTGAAATAGATTCTTTATCGCAGATTTGGTATCGCACTTCAACAGATAAACTGTATGACACAAATAATTCTACATTTGAAACATATCAGGATCATGCAGAATTTATAAATGATATGTATAACGAAATTGTGTATACTATGTATGATAATCATAAGGGTGATGAATTAACACATATGCTGGATTCTACCTATTATGATAAGGGTTGTAGATTGGATACTCATTCGGATGGTAATGGTACGGGAAGAATATGTGCATGCTTAATATATTTAAATGAAAATTATGACCAAAACGATGGTGGGTGTTTGGTATTGAATAACACTGAAACAATTTTACCTATAATTGGAAACGTTGCAATTATAGATTTGGAAAAATTTAATGTTCCTCATGCGGTAACAGAAGTTACTGGCGGAATTGGCAGATACGCAATACTATCTTTTTCTAGTAAAAAAGGAGTTAAATTTGTATAATAGATAAATGATATATATTTATATCAGTATAATAAATAATAAATAAAAAATATGAAATTCGAATTAACTAATCCAAAAGCTTGGCAAGCGGTATCGGAAAGAAATATACCAATGGGTGACAAAATTAAAGTTTATGAGAAACTAGGTGGCGCGTACCGTTTAGGAGAAGATGGTGGTGAGCAGGTGTTTAATGATATAAAAGAATTATTGAAGCATAAGTTAAACGAAGAAGATGGTGTTGATCACGAAGTTGGTATGGCGACAAACCAATTGGATGATATTATAAAAAATGCAACCGAACTTAAAAGCAAAGTTGGTACTGATGAAACAAATTTAGCAGGTTGGATACAAGATCACATATCGCAAGCACAAAACTACATTAATCAGGCTAACACCGGTTTTCACAAATTGGATGGTATTAATGAATCAGTAAACGAAATAGCCGTATCTGATAATGAGATAGATAAGATTAAATTTGCAGTACAAAGAGCGGGTTCATTTATGAGAATTGGAGCGGAGTTGAAGAATGTGGGTATTAAATATTCATTTTCAACAGAACCTCTTCCAATTTATATGATTAAAGTGGGAGGTAAGTATTTTGCATTAGTAAACAAAAAGTTTGCAGATAAACCCGATTTTGTAATCGGAGATACTGCCGGTGGTATGATGGATTAATAATATTATAACTTATGGAAAACATTTACACGGTATTAATGACCGCTATTACAGTATTAGGTGGAACAACCGCATTTCGTTTTTACGAAAAAAGAGCAATGGTAAAAGAAAGAGATTCAGAATTTATCAGACATGATTGTAAAGATAGAATTGCAAAATTAGAAGCATTGCTTGTTCAGGCCGGAAAAGAAAAGGATGAAATGAGATTTATGATTTTAGATTTGACTAAACAAGTAGCAGCATTGAGTGTTAAAGTTGATTTTCTTACAAAAGAGAATGATGATTTAAATAAAAAAGCAAAACCTGCAAAGAAACAAATACTAAATGGTTAATAACTTTACATCAGGAATGTGGAATGGTATGAAAATAGAATTCGGAAAAGTATATTCCGGTCTAAATGCGTTTGCATTCAAACCACTGCACGAAGCTGGTGAAAAGAAATTACGTGTATTTGATTTTGATGATACGTTGGTTATAACCAATTCTCACATATATGTTACTCATAAAAATGGTAAAAAGTCAAAATTAACGCCTGGAGAATACGCAGTATATTCTCAAAAAGATGGTGATGAATTTGATTTTACAGATTTTCAAAAAGTAAAACAACCTCAAGAAATAAAAGGAGTAACTAAATTATTAAAAAATATAGTAAAAGCAGGTGGTTCTGATATTGTAATACTAACCGCACGCGCCGCATATAAGCCCGTAAAAGATTATTTACAAGATATTGGGTTAAGTGATATATACGTAGTTGCATTAGGAGATGCGGATCCACAAAAGAAAGCGGATTGGATAGAAAGTAAAATAATGAGTGGAGTAACTGATATCTATTTTATAGATGATTCTCATAAAAATATATCAGCAGTAAAGGCTTTAGAAAAAAAGTATCCAAACATAACATTGCAAGTAAGACACGTTCAACACGAAGTTCCAAAAATACCAGAATCAACGAATATAACGAAATTAAAATCGTTAATACCAAAGAAATAAGTTATGGCAATTTACCTTTTTACAGGTCAACCAGGTAGTGGTAAAACTACTTTGGCAAAAAAGTTACAATTCTTTCTTCAAACTGATAAACAAAATTGGAGAAAATCAGTATTCCATATAGATGGGGATCAGTTAAGAGAATTATTCCCAAACACAGATTATTCCAAAGAAGGTAGATTAAAAAATATCCAACTGGCATTTAATATGGCAAAATTTCTAAATCATAATGGTAATGATGTTGTAATAAGTTTAGTTTCTCCTTATAAAGAATTGAGAGATGCATTAAAAACGGATTGTAACGCAACTGAAATATACTGTCATACAAAAAAAATTAGAGGTAGAGAGAATTTCTTTGCATTAGATTACGAACGACCTACTGAATTTTTTGTTGATTTAGATACAACGGATAATATTGATAATACTTTTAAAAAATTATTAAAATTAATATTATGAAAAAATACGCATTATATATTGGAAGATGGCAAAATTGGCACAAAGGTCACGAATGGTTGATCAATCAACAATTGGAAAAGGGAAATAATGTTTGGGTTGCAATTAGAGATGTTGCAACGGATGAGAACAATCCTAAAACTGCACAACAAATTCTAAAAGAATTATCAAACGAAACGTTCTTTATGAATAATATGGATAAAATTTTGTTATCTATTATTCCTGATATTGAATCGGTTAATTATGGTAGAGGTGTAGGTTATGATGTAATATATCACGAACCACCAACCGATGTAGCATCAATTAGTGGAACTGCAATACGTACAGGTCATATGAAACCTGATGGAACTATAACATATGATGAAACCAAAGGTTAATGATAGTAGAACGTAAGAGGCATATTGCTAAGACCGTATCATACCGTATTATATCCACTCTAACCGGATTTGGTATAATGTGGTGGATAAGTGGTTCTATTGAAGTAGGAGCGGTATTTGGAGTAGCAGAATTAGTTTACAAACCAATTCAGTATTATATACACGAAAGGGTTTGGTATAATTGGATTAAATATGGACTGAAAAAAGAAAATTGATATACTTATACATATATAATTAAAGTATAATAGTATGGAAATAAATGATGAAAACGAAGAATTTTTCCCAAACATCAAAGAAAAGCTAACAAAACGGGGGTTCGGTGCCAGACCAATATTAGAATCCCAAATCAAAGCCGCACAGGCTAAATCCCGTTCAGCGGCAGAAGCAGCTAGAACATTAGGAATTGCATATAACACTTATAAAAAGTATGCAACACTGTATAATATTTTTGAAGACCTTAAAAACCCATACGGTATTGGTATTGAGAGAAAGGAAAATATTAGAAATACAAAATATCATATAGAGGATTTGATAGCTGGGAAGCATTTACGATACCCATTGCACAAATTTAAAAACAAACTATTTAATAGTGGATACGTTCCACGTGTTTGTGGTAGTTGTGGATTTAGTGAAGAACGTATTACGGATGGAAAAATGCCATTATTAATTGATTTTATAGATAGTAATTTAAATAATAGAGTATTAGATAACATTAGACCACTTTGTTATAACTGTTTTTTCTTATTAGTTGGTGAAAGAAAGTCAAAAAAATGGTACGCAGAAAATGGAATACCCGATGAAGAAAATATACAGAAGTAAAGTTCCGTTCAGAATTAGTTTGGGTGGGGGTGGTACGGATATGCCAGACTATTGTAAATATCATACCGGTGCAGTAATAAATACTACCATCCGTTTGTTCACACACACTTCTCTACAATTGAGAGATGATAATATAGTTACCTTTAAATGGGTAAATAAGAACGAATATGAAGAGCATGCGTTTGGTAGTGAATTAGATTGTTCATATGGATTAAAGTTGTTTAAAGCAACGCATAATCATATTTGCAAAAGGTTTAAAATAGAATCAATTGGGTACGATATTGTAACCAATCAGGATGTACCAACCGGAAGTGGATTGGGAACTTCATCTACTCTTATAGTTTCTCTTATTGGAGTTTATATAGAATTATTTAATTTACCTTTGGGAGAATATGATATAGCCGAAATGGCAATACAGATTGAAAGAGTTGAATTGGGTGAGACTGGTGGGAAACAGGATCAATACGCCGCTGCATTTGGTGGTTGGAATTATATGGAGTTTAATGGGGATGATGTAATTGTAAATCCATTGAGAATAAAAGATAGTATTCAGGATGAATTGGAAAATAATATAGTTTTATACTTCACAAACTTTACCAGAAATAGTTCGGATGTTTTGACAGAACAGGTTCAAAAGATGAAAGATAAAAATAAAACATCTTTATTATCGTTACACGCATTAGTAGAACAAGCTAAAATGATTAAAGATTGTCTGATTAGAGGTAATATAGATGATTTGGGTGAGATATTGGATTATGGATTTCAACAAAAGAAAATGTTAGCCAACGGAATTAGTACTCCAGAAATAGAGTTATTATACCAAACTGCTATGAAAGCAGGGGCAGCTGGTGGTAAGATAAGTGGCGCCGGTGGCGGCGGATTTATGTATTTCTACTGTCCAAATAATACAAAGTACGATGTAATAGCGGCATTAGATAAATTAAAAATAGGATACCATCAACCATCTACCTGGAACAAGTTTGGTATGAGGACTTGGCAAATTGGATAATTTTTAGTATATTTATAATTAATTAAAATAATATGGCATACGGAGAAAAAGTAATAGAACATTATACCAATCCTCGCAACGTAGGAACTTTGGATAAAAGTAAATCTAACGTAGGTACGGGATTAGTGGGAGCACCTGAATGTGGTGATGTTATGAGATTACAAATAGAGGTTGAGGATAATATTATAGTTGATGCTAAATTCAAAACCTTTGGATGTGGTTCGGCAATTGCGGCATCATCTTTGGCAACTGAAATGTTAAAAGGAAGAAGTTTGGAGGAAGCACTAACTATTGATAATATGGATTTAGTAGAAGAATTGAGTTTACCGCCGGTTAAGATACATTGTTCAGTACTCGCGGAGGATGCTATTAAATCGGCAATATCGGATTATAAGCTAAAGAATCAGTTAAATTAATTAACAATTATACATATGATAACCGTAACCAAATCGGCAGCTGATAAATTAACTTCACTTATAGAAGAAAGTGGATTTAAAACCCCTTACGTCAGAGTATCCGTTAAAGGTGGAGGATGCAGTGGGTTATCATATGATTTAGCATTTGATACCGAACAACTACCAACGGATACTTTGGCAGAGGATAAAGGAGTAAAAATTTTAGTAGATATGAAATCATTATTATATCTGTTTGGAACGGAACTAGAGTTTTCAGATGGACTAAATGGTAAGGGATTTCAATTTATAAACCCGAATGCAAGTCGGACGTGTGGGTGTGGTGAATCATTCTCTGTATGATAACAAAAATACTATATTTGGTAGCTGGGTTGATACTATCAGTTGGAATTACAGGTGGTATTATGTGGTTGGCTATCAAATTAAACGATTGGTTGAACGATGAGACAGTGGATTTGTAATATTTAATAATATGAAAAAACTATGGATAATAGGGGATAGTTTTGCCGGAGTTGGTGATTCTAATTTAGGAAATGATTCGTGGCAGTCGTGGACTCAACAATTGTGTCATAATTTTAATGGTGAAAAGTATTATGTTTCATCAAAGGGTAGTAGGGATTTTCAAACAATATTAGATATTTTTTTAAAAAATTTAAAGAATATTTCAAATGATGATTTTGTCATATTAGTCTTACCCGCTTTAAATAGAACGAGGCTTCCCCTAAAAACCCCAGTAATGGATGTAGAAGATACCGATAACCAATATGATGATATAGATGATAGATTGGATTATTTTGTAGGAACAAACTCTTACAGAAAAGACAGAACAGAATGCGCATTGGAAGAGCCATTGACAGGGATGGAAGGCGCAATTGAATCATTACAAAACGGTAGGTCAAACGATATTTGGGTAGTAACTAACAACTCAAACGCATCTATAAAAAATTATTTAAAAATATTAGAATCATTAAAGAAATATCTTCCATTTGAAATATTCGTATGGAGTTGGTTAGATGAAGTGGATTCAGATTTGGTTGTAACTAAATCGGAAATAGTAAAACAAATTGGAGTTTGGGAAACCTCACATGCTGTGTATCTTGAAACAGATGGTAAAGATGGGACTCTACACGATCTACATTTTTCTAAAAGAATGCATACTCTTTTTACTAATTATATCATTTCAAAGTTTCCAAAACATTTTCAATAATGGCAAAAAAAGAAATTATTAATAAATCTGAAAAAAATAGAAAATATGAAATTGTTATTAGGAGATTGTTTAGATAAACTTAAAGAATTAGATGATAATAGTATTGACCATATTATAAGTGATTGGCCCTTCTATGGTGTTGTTAAAGAAGATTGGGATAACCAATGGAATAATTTAGATGAGTATTTAGATTGGGCTGAAACGATTATCATTGAATATAAACGAATTGTTAAAGAAGGTGGTAATGTTGTAATCTTTACAGGTAGACAATACAACAGACACATTTCTACTATTTTGGATAAGTATTTTACCGAAAAACGAATTATAATTTGGAGTAGAAAACGGGCATTCAATTCATCAAGAGGAAACGCATTATCAAGTGGATATGAACCTATATGTTATTATACAAATGGTGACAAAGGTACATTTAATACTATAAAGATAAAACCAAATACAACTCGAAAAGAATACACAGAGGGTATATTAAAAGAGGGTATAACTTTAAGTGATGTTTGGGATGATATATCAGCTTTACCACATAATAGTAAAGAAAAACTAAATCATCCAACACAAAAACCCTACAAACTGATTGAAAGATTAGTTTTGATGTTATCTAACGAGGGAGATGTGATATTGGATAATTTTGCAGGTAGTGGAACACTTGGTGAGGTTTGTATAAATACGAATAGAGAATGTATCCTTATTGAAAAGGATGTTGAGTATTTTGAGTTGATTAAAAATAGATTAGATAAATATAAGTTTTTTGTATGAAATTGTTATTAGGAGATTGTTTAGATAAACTTAAAGAATTAGATGATAATTCGGTGGATAGTATTGTTACTGACCCGCCGTATGGATTATCATTTATGGGCAAGAAGTGGGATTATGATGTCCCATCCGTAGAAATTTGGAAAGAATGCCTTCGTGTTCTAAAACCAGGAGGACACTTATTATCCTTTGCAGGTAGTAGAACATATCACAGAATGGCAGTAAGAATAGAAGATGCAGGATTTGAGATTAGAGACCAGATTATGTGGATATATGGTTCAGGTTTTCCTAAATCTTTGAATATTGGAAAGGCAGTAGATAAGATACAAGGTAATGAAAGAGAAGTTGGTAAATTAAAGTTCAAAGGTGGTACGCAATTGGGAGTCATAAATGATGATAATTGGAAACCAAAAGACGTTTATGAATCAAAAGGCAATACTGAATGGGAAGGATGGGGAACTGCTCTTAAACCTGCGCATGAACCAATTGTTATGGCAAGGAAACCTTTGAGTGAAAAAACAGTAGTAGATAATGTTTTAGAATGGGGAACTGGTGGGATAAACATAGATGGTTGCAGGATTGAACTTAATGGTGATTATAAATCAAAAGCAAATGGTAGACCCTCATTGACAGGATTAGATGATGGTTATGATAGTAGTAACGCTAACATAGCAGATACAATAGGCAGATTTCCAGCAAATGTAATCTTTGATGAAGAAGCAGGTAAGATATTAGATGAACAAAGTGGTTTTAGTGAATCGACTTCTACCAAAACTGGCTATACTGCTGAAGATAACATTTTTTTTAAAGGATTGTGTAACAAAGTAACAGTAAGACATAATGATGCGGGTGGAGCATCCCGTTTCTTCTATTGCCCAAAAACATCAAAGAGTGATAGAAGTGAAGGTAACATACACCCGACTGTCAAACCAACGGATTTGATGCTATACCTTATTCGTTTGGTTACTAAAAACGATGGAACAATATTAGACCCGTTTATGGGAAGTGGAAGTACTGGTAAAGCAGCAATTAGAGGTGGTTTTGATTTTATTGGTATTGAAAGAGAAAAAGAATACTTTGAAATTTCGAAAACAAGAATTGAATATGAAAAAAACAGACCGGTTAGCAAACCAATAAAAGGAAACCGTGTAGAAGTGAAACCGGAAGTGAAAGAAAAAATAAATCAATTTTTTGATTTGAAAAATTAACAATAATGGCAAAAAAAGAAATTATTAATAAATCTGAAAAAAATAGAAAATATGAACATATATTTACAAGCAATGAATGTGTATCTATTTGGAAATATGATTTAGATAAGTTTGCAAATGGACCAATTTCTGTTGAACATAAATGGGATAATGAATATTTAAAACGAATGGAACTCAAACAACGGAGAGGAAGATAAATTTGTAAAAATGAAAAACTTTTCGTATATTTGTTAAAACGAATACAAATAAAACAAAAAATAGATTATGGAAAAAGTTATTAAATTTGATTTAGAGGCGAGAAACTCACTAAAAGTAGGTGTAGACAAATTAGCAAACGCAGTAAAGGTTACATTAGGCCCAAAAGGTAGAAATGTAATTTTACAGAAATCGTTTGGAGTTCCACATATTACCAAAGATGGTGTATCAGTTGCAAAGGAAATTGAATTAGAAGACCCAATTGAAAACATTGGTGCACAATTAGTAAAAGAGGTAGCATCAAAAACGGCAGACCAGGCAGGTGATGGGACAACAACGGCAACCGTACTCGCGCAGGAGATTTTCTCATTAGGAATTAAGAACGTTGCTGCTGGTGCAAATCCAATGGATTTAAAAAGAGGTATTGATGCCGCCGTAAAATTGGTTGTAAAGGAATTAGCAAATATTTCTAAAAAGATTTCAACATCAAAAGAAATTGAGCAGGTTGCAACAATATCGGCTAATGGTGATAGTGAGATTGGTTCAATGATAGCATCTGCAATGGAAAAAGTTGGTAAAGACGGTATTATTACAGTAGAAGAGGCAAAGGGTACGGAAACGCAAGTGAAGACAGTAGAAGGTATGCAATTTGATAGAGGATATCTTTCACCATACTTTGTAACTAATCAGGAAAACTTAAATGCTGATTTGGAATCCCCATATATCTTATTATATGATAGGAAAATTTCTTCTATTAAAGAAATATTACCAATATTAGAACAAACTGCACAGTTAAACAAACCATTACTTATTATAGCAGAAGACATCGATGGTGAGGCATTGGCGGGTTTAGTTGTTAATAAATTGAGAGGTATTCTAAAAGTTGCAGCGGTTAAAGCACCTGCATATGGGGATAGAAGAAAAGAAATGTTGGAAGATATCGCCGTATTAACCGGTGGAACTGTTTTATCGGAAGAAAAAGGATACAAACTTGAAGATGTTAAAATAGATTTGTTAGGTTCAGCTGAAAAGATAAGTATCGATAAAGAAACTACAACTATTATCAATGGTGGTGGTGCAGTTGATGATATTCAAAATAGAATTTCAACTATTAAAACTCAAATTGAAAAATCAACATCAGATTATGATACTGAAAAATTACAGGAAAGATTATCCAAATTATCAGGTGGAGTAGCAATCCTTTATATAGGGGCAACTACGGAAGTAGAAATGAAAGAGAAGAAGGATAGAGTGGATGATGCATTACACGCAACGAGAGCAGCAGTAGCGGAAGGTATTGTAGCAGGTGGTGGAACTGCGTTTATTAGAGTACAACCTGCATTAGCAAATATTGATTATTCAAAAATAGATGATTACCATACTGGTATCCTAATTGTATCAAAGGCAATTGAAGCACCATTAAGAATTATTGTTCAAAATGGTGGAGGTTCGGCTGAAGTTGTAATAAACGAAGTTAAGAGTGGTGTAGGTGATTATGGATATAATGCAAGAGATGAACGATTTGAAGACTTAGTATCAGCCGGTATTATAGATCCTACTAAAGTTACGAGATTGGCATTAGAAAACGCCGCATCAATCGCATCTTTATTACTAACAACGGAATGTGTGGTAGCAACAAAGAAAGAGGATGCAAAACCTCAATTACCACAAGGTGGTTTCGGAATATAAAATTAAATAAACAATTAAATAAACAATAAAAAAAAGTTATGGCAAAGTATTATTCAGTATTAGTATCGGTAGAAGTAGAAGATGCAAAAGGCAAAGTAAAAAAGAACAAAGAAAACTATTTAGTAGACGCATTATCAGTTACAGAAGCAGAAGCTAAGTTAGTTAAGAAATTTGTAGCAGAAGGTGTGAATTTGGAATATGAAGTAGTAAAGGTATCTGAAACAAAAATATTAGAGGTGTTCTAATATGGAAAAAGAACTCAAAGAAGAAAAAATACTAGTTCTTAAAAGAGTTCCACCCGGAGATAGATGGGTATTTACCGATGGTTCAACCAAAAGTATTTACTCATCTCTTACCGATGCTTTAGAAGCTTGGTATCAAGTTAATGGAGATACCAACTTTTATATTGAAGCAAGGGCGGGAACTGTTGAGATAGTAAAACAAGCCGAAGTAGAAAAGGTAGTAAGAAAATTCTCATTATATGGAGAAGACTAAACAGTATGATATTATCTTATTAAGTGGTGGATTTGATCCGATACATATGGGGCATATAGAAATGATTCAAAATGCTAAACAATTTGCAACTAATGTTTGGGTTGGGATAAATTCTGATGAATGGTTGGTATCTAAAAAGGGAAAATCATTTATGAGTAGAGAGGAAAGGAGTTTCATATGTTCAAATATTAAGGATGTAGATAGAGTATTTTCTGATTGGGATGATGATGATATGGGTTCTGCTGTAAATTTTATAAAGCAAGTACATATTCAGTATGGAAATATTTTTAATATAGCATTTGGTAATGGGGGTGATAGGGTGGTAAGTAATACCTTAGAAGATGTGTATTGTCAGCAAAATAATATCCATTTAATATGGGGGTTAGGTAAAAAGATACAATCATCATCCGAACTTTTGAAAAATTGGATTAGTAAATAATTAAATGGGGAACATATATTCCCCATTTTTTTTTAATATTTTTTATATTTATAACTAAAATTAAATAGTTCATTAAAAATAAAAAACAATGGGATTTTTAAAAATCATTAAAACTTTATTAGGTTTAGAAAAGGAAGTTAAACAATTGGTAGAAACTGCAACAATTGCTCCTGTAAAAGAAG